GATTCCTGCACTATTTACCCTTGTTGCAGTTGTTGCTCTTACAACCGTCATATCTCCATTACCATTTGATGGAATAATAGAATATAGCTTTGAAGCTTTTACTGCGTTAGGCGTTACAATTAAACTTGCTTGTGTTAATAAACTCATTATATATTATTTAAGTTTGTTAATGTAGTATTTAAACAACTTTCAGCTTCAAATGTGCCTGAATCAGTTGCTACTCTTGCTTTAAAATTAAAGATTAAACTTGGCACGGGTGATCCTACTATGTCAGTTTCATTGTAGTAACTATTAAAATAAACCGACCCCCAACCAATGATATTATTAATTGCACCTTGTCCCCAACCTATAACATTATTTACAGCGCCTTGCCCCCAACCTATATTATTTGCCATATTAATAAACTTTTGTTAATGTGAAATTTTGAGAGCGTATTGTGTTTGCTTCGTTTGAAGTTACCCATTGAGCAGTAATATTTAAAGTATTAGAAACAGTTGTGCTAAATAATGTACTATCGATCAATCCAAAATTAACTCCCTCAATAGCGTTAGAAGAATTTCTATTGTATGTAAAAACTCCATTTGCGAACAACTCTCCAACACCAACAGCACCTAATTTAGTAACTGTAAAATCCAATACCAAATCAAAATATTTGCTCGTAGTAGTTGATAATGTGTGTTGCAAAGCATCTATTATAATAACACCATTTGAACGAACTCTAATGTGTAATATTTGATTGTTACCACAAGACAATTGACCGCACATTTTGGCAGTAAATGAATCACCTACTTTAAAAGCATTTGCAGGAACAATTAAAGATCCAACTCCAGCGCCTATTAAAGAAGCTTCGCCACTTGATGAAGTTATATTACTGCCTAATGCTGTTTGTGCATATAAACCTCTTGAAACTTCTAAAAAATTATCATTTACTTTATCAAAAGCATTTCTAATAGTATCGCCAGTTCCATCATTTGCAACGCTACCTATATTAATTGTTTGTATCATTTTTTTTATCTAATTTATTTAAAAAGATTTGTAATTTTTTAATATTTTCTTCTTTCGGTTTATATGTTTCTTTTACAGTACCCATCCTACAAAGTTTGCATCATTGTCTGGATATACATCAGCGTTTGAATTCGTGTTATATTCTGGAAACAATGATTGGTTAAAATTCATATAATCTATAAAACGATTTGTATAACTTTGAGCAACATCCCTTTCTTTTTCAATTAAGAAATCAATTTCGTTCTTTTCGACTGTTGTGCTATTTTCGCTATTATGTTTGAAAACTCCTTTATTTGATATTTTATAAGCCGAATAAGGTAAAAACTCTACCATTGCCCAATGTATTACCATAGGCTTAATATATTTACTTAAAAGCGTTGTATAAGGACTTGATAAAGTTCCAGCCACTATATCATCATTAATCTTGTTATATAGCTTTGTACCTAAATAATTTTGTATGTGCAATTGTTGTGCTTGATATATATACTGAGTATATAAGTCAGGATCTAAATTACCGTTTAAATTAGTAAATTTAACTATGTCGTTTGTTGAAACGAATAATGCTTCTGCCATATCTTATTAACCTTTATAATTTGGATGATGCCCAAAATTTGGCATATCGTTTGGCATCATTGCCACTTCTTTTGGATTTCTAACTCTATAACCATATTTTTCAGCAGTAGCTACTGAAATAGTTTTAGCGTTTGGATTGTTTACGTCAATTTTAATACCCTCCATATTTACAAAAGTCTTTCTTAAAAATTTATGATGGCATCTTGGCCCACCTTTGTAAAGAAAAATATTATAATTTTGACCATTATGTCCAAACCCATCATTTACTAATTTAGAATTTACATTTTCTAAATCTTCTTTTCTGTAAACTCTACCATTTTCACTTGCACTCATCATTTTAACACAAAATTCTCTGCCCGAAGTTGCACTTGAACGCCCAGCATAAGCGTAACGGGTTATAAATTTAAAACTATCTATTTCTTTATCTTGTTCAGATTTTGCATTTGGTCTTCCTGTTACAGTAGAGGCAAAATCCCATATTTTAGATAATGTACTTTTTTTGTTTAGATTGTTAATTTCAGCATCTAATTCTTCTTCTGTATCGTAGTCTACTTCTGTTTCATCAACACAAATCCAATTATCGGAAAGTATTTCTCCTTTTGAAGTTAAAAAATCGTCTAATTCTACATTAATATCCGAACTCATTTTAACTCCAGTTTCTTCTTCTTTTGTTTCTGCGTTCATTCCCGTAGTATCAACAAATTCTAACGGCTGTATCGTCTTGAAATAAAGTTTTAATGATATACTATTAATGGCTAAAATTTCGTCTAATGCGTTGGTTATTTCGAGTTGATAAGGTTTTATAACTATATTGTCAAATAACAAAGTTGCTGTTTTAATCTCGTCTGCATTATTACCTAAACCGCCACCACTTTCACGTATTCCTAAAAGCATAGGACTTGTAACTCTATGCCCTACAATTAATTTTTCAAAACATTCTTTTGATAAATATTCGTAATGCGCGGGAGCATCATTTAAAGGTAAATCTTCGACTGTTGTTTTACTTTCAGCATTAGCATTAAAAGCAATGATCACTTTTTCGCCCCTTGCACCTGTTAATTTTGAAAGAGTATCACGTTTTATTTTCTCCCGCATTTCTGCAGTAGGCACACCGTTATTGAAGTTTATTACTTTCGTGCCACTAAATCCGTTTTGACAATCATTAATTTGATAGTCAGCAATATTTTCTTCCAATAAAGCATAAGGTAATGAACCAGAATAGTCAATTGGTGAATAATAATCAAATCCACTTACATAAGGTTTTATAATATAAATTTCTACTTCATTCCCATTTCCAAAACCAAACGCTGGAATAGGTTTAGCCTCTTCACTTGGTTTCTTTTTTGCCCAATTATGGTGATAGTACCAAGTTTCAATTTGTCCTTTATCATTGCATTTCCCGGCTCTTAAAGTTTGCATAGGAAAATGTAGAACTTGTTTAACTTGTTTCTTTTCCATTACAATCTGCATCGCTGCCATTCCTAAAAGTTTGCGCTCTAATGCTACTTTTTTAATATCTGAATCTTTAACAATAGACTTAAATTGTGCAAATTCATTCGGTTTACGATTAGAATCCAAAGCATCTAATCCTTTGCCATAAATCATATTAGAAACACCCGTAATAATAGCTCCGTTTGTAGCAGAATATAAATATCTGTCTATTAAGTATTGAAAGTAATTGTTATCACTTCCATACTCGATATATTCATTTCTCTTGTTTTCTTGTATTACAGGACTTGTATAAGCCGATAAATTAACTATTGATATATCACTCATAAATTTTAAATTCGTTTGTTGTAGCGTTTGCTACATATTGATTTTTATTAACAGTATAATCGTCTTTATTCTGATTTGTACAAAATATTTTATCTCTATACACTAAAGAATTTTCATCGCTAAATGTTGACATATCAGCCGTGAGAATATCACTATCAACTTTAACAGTATTATTCTCGGAATAAATTTTATGGTTTGCACCCCACCTTGCTCTTTTAAAATTATCATAATATTTTTTTATAATAATAATTTAAAAGTAAAATTGTTTTAAAAACAAAAAAGGCGCACTAATTAAAGTACACCTTTTTAAAAATAACAAACAAAAAATTATCCAGTTACAATAGTAACTAAAGCCCCACCCAAATCACCATTTTCAATAAAATTAGCGGGTTTAAATTCCATACCTTGAAATTCTAATGAATATCCTGACATATCTCCCATTGCGGCACCAGTAGTAATGTTTGAACTTACTAAATCCATTCCTTTCATTAGTCCAGCAACAAATATATTACCATTTCTGTCTTCTACAAATATATGTGGTCTTCCGTAAGCTAATAAACGCAATTGTTTATGGTCTTGTATAGTTAACTTTTTTAGATTTAAAGTTAGTTTTTGCTCTACAAATGTACTTCCATTTTCTCTTGAACTTGTAACAGTTTGCTCAAATGTAGAAGTACCTTTCAATTCGTATTTATAGGCTGTTAAAGTACCACCACCCAATTCAGAAATCACATCTTCATTTCCTGCTCCAGATGTATATTGAATATCTAAATTACTTCTATAATTAGAAAAATAAACAGCTCTTAATCCGCCCAGACTGTCCTTGCATTGTTCTATTCTCCCGAGGCTAATATCGCACGCCATAGTTATATATTTTAAAGATTAATTAAGAACCTACAACGATAGAAGCTAATACAGCAGTAGTTAATGTACCTGCAGCAGGAACAATAAAATTAGCTGGTTTAGGCTCCATACCTTGAAATTCTAAGTTATAAGAAGAAGCATCACCCATTGCAGCACCCGTAGTGATTGCAGCAGTTGTCAAATCCATTCCCAAAGTTAAACCTGCCATAAACCAATTGCCGTTATTATCCTCTATAATGATTTGAGGTCTTCCGTATGCCAAAAGTTTAATTTGTTTGTGATCAGCAATAGACAATTTTTTTAAATTCAAAGTCAATTTTTGTTCAACAAATGTAGTACCGTTGTCTCTTGAACTTGTTAAAGTTTGTTCAAAAGATGAAGTACCTTTTAATTCGTATTTGTAACCTACTGGAGTTCCCCCCAAGGCTATAATTACATCTTCTTGTCCAGCAGTTGATGAATAAGTTACGGTTGTAGCATCACCCCAATTAATGAAGTAAACTGCTTTTAAACCCCCTACACTGTCTTTACATTGTTCTATTCTTCCTAATGATATATCGCAAGGCATATTTTTATATATTTTAAAGTTAATAAAAAAGGGTAGGTACTATTACCTACCCTTTAAATTTAGTATTCTGCTATAATTATGCAGTTGGAGTGTAAAGTACGATTTCAGAACCTACACCGTATTGAACAGCTGCAGTAAAACGCATTACAACTCTCACATTTTCAGAACCGTCGATTGGAGCTAAATCAATAACTTGAACTTCTTGATTATCAGAAAGTAAACCTGTACCAAAATATAGGTTAGATTTTTGAGCAGCCATCATCCAGTCGTTAGTCATTCCGTTACAAACAAAGATTTTAACACCATCAAAAGATAATGAACCGTTGTTGAACCATTGTGTACCTTGAGCGTTTGTACCGTTAGCACCCAAACCACTTGCTCCAAATCCACCCAAAGCACGTACATAATCACGGGCTACAGATTGTGAAACATAAAGATATAAATCTTCTTTACCGTAAAGAGCAGCAGGGATAGCATCAACAACTTTTCCAAGTTCACCGATAACATTTGCAGCAGTAACACCACCGGAAACACCAGCAACATCGATAACAGTTGCATCAGCAGTGGCAAGGACTTGAAAACCATCAAATTCTCCAGCATTAGCGTTTACACCTCTCCAAATGTTTTGCTCTGTTTTTTCAGCTACTTTTGCAACAACGTGAGACAAAAGAAAATCAGCAAAAGCAGGTGGCAAATTGTCAAATCCTGAATAACCCATTTGTACAGCTTCCCAATCAGACTTAAAATCTTTTTTACAAAGTTGTAGGTTAACTTGAAATTCCTCAGGTGTAATAATTCTCTCAGTTAATGTAACTGTAGAAGTAGCATA